TTGGGCGCGGCGGGCGTTTGGGACTTATGTGGATCGGTTGCGGCGGCTTGAGGATCGGCCAGTGGCGGGTGTGGGGGTTAGGGAGGAGTTATCGGCTACTCTTGCGGGGGCGTTTGCTGAGATGGCGGAGGAGTTGACGGCTGCGGTTCGGGGTGGGGATGTTAGAGGGGTTGGGATAGCGCTTGTGACGGATGGCGGGAAGACGAAGCTTGGTTTCTCGTCGAGTGACGGGGGTTATTTTCGGTTAGCCGGCGCGGTCCAGCTTCTTGGGCACATGATTATTGACGAGCACGTGCATTTTCGGGGCGAGGCTGCGGGGGCGGCCCCTGGGGGAACCGACGAAGGAAGGCCCGAGGGCGCTGGGCTGGCCGGCCCTGCCCCCGCGGGGGGATGATAGCGGGGAGGTAGGGCGGGGGCAAGGCGATTGCGCCGTGACGAGGCTCACAATTCACGATTTGAGGAGGACCGACGCGATGGACAGTGAAGGCCCGGCCATGACCGAGCCGACCGTTGAGGAGATCGTGGCGCGGATCGAAGAAGACATCTTCACCGTCACTCAGGACGATATTCGCGCCATCATCGCCTCATGGCGCGAGCGGGGAGCGCAGTTGGAAGGGGCCAACCTTGTAATTGAGAAGCTGAGTAACGCTTATGAGATCGCCCGCGCCGCCCTCAAGGACAAGCCATGACCGACGACTGGAAGGCGTCATTGCTGATCGCTGGGGTGGTTGCCTTCAGCATGGCGATTGGTTGGGCGATTGGCTTCTATCAGGCTTGGCGCTCTATAGCCGCCCTCAAGCGAGGAGAATGATGCTGCTCTACAGTCCCAAGCGGGCGGTAATTGATCCTACGCTGCCCTCAGACGAGGCTTGGGGCTGGGTAATTTTTTCTATCCCGTGGCGAGGGCGAAGGTTTGGGCTCGTCGTTACGACCGACGGGTGGTGGTTTTTCGGCGCGTTCACGAGGGTCGCTCCATGACCGCCGAGATCGTCCTGTTTGAGCCCGTCCTCGAGGTTGAGAGGATCGAGGCGCTGCTTCTTGAGCATGACGGCAATATCGGCAAGGTCGCCAAGAAGATTGGAGTATCCTCGGCGAGGCTGAGAAAGTTTGTGGCGATGAGTCCGGTTTTGTGCGCGGCGTGCGAGGAGGTGTTCGAGGGCGCGGTCGACGAGGCGGTGGCGGTGTTGTTCGAGGGACTGCGGGACGAGAGCAGCTTCCAGAACCGGTTCTACGCCGCCAAGGAGTTCCTGCGCACCGGGACGGCGAGACGAAGAGGTTTCGGCCCTGAGGCGTCCGGCCAGGCGACGCTCGAACTGAAGGACAAGGGCGGAGCCAGGACCATTACGCTCAGGTGGCTCGAGCCGCGGGAGGTTTCAGAAGGCCCGGGGGGGATAGGCCCGCAGGGGGTTGGTCCTATCGGTTCTTAAACGAGACCCCGGATTCTTCGTCTCAAGGGCCCCTGGCCGATGTTCCGCACCCTTAGGCCCCCCACCAGGTGGAAGGCAGTGGCGAAGGTGCGGTAGGCGTCCGCGCCATGGGAATGAGGGCCGGGACCATGCACCGGCTTCCCCATCCGCGACTTATGGTAGCCGCGCAGCATCTGCAGCCCCTGCCGGCACTTCACCTGATCGAAATAGCTCAGCCCCATGAGGGTGCGCGCCGCGGCGATCCCGTCCTCGGGGTTGGAGAACGGCGCGGTGATTACCGGTTCGTCGAGCTCGCCCTCGAGGTAGGAGCGGCGTGATTGGCCGGTTGAAATCTCCCGCGCCTCGACATCATGGGGCAGACAATGCGCTTTATATATATAGCCCCCCTTATGCGCCCGGTTCCTGAGCTCGCGGGCGTAATGGTCAAGGCCCTTGCCGTTGTCCTGGATGTAGTCGATGAAATGGATCTCCCGGCCGCACACCTGATAAAGCCAGATGCAGCAATAATCATGGATGCCAAGGTCCCAGGCGGTGATGACCGGGACGGATAAATCCGGCGGCACCGCGCAGATCCGCCCCTGCAGGCTAAGCTTGTTGAGGATCTCGCCGTAATAGGAGCCCTCGACCGGGGAATCGAACTCGCATTGCATTTCCCTCGCGAACTCGTCCGGCGTCATGTCCTGGGTCAGCTCATGCGCCTCGGCGTAGGAAAGCGCCTCCTCCCCGGTCGAGGATAAAGGGATGATGAACTGGTCCCAGCGCGGATCGGTCTCGGTCCGAAGCCGCAAATGGTTGAAATGGTCGTCGCCGTTCGAGGTGCCGCTGACCAGGGCGAAGCCGTGATAATCGGCCAGACAGGGACGCACCACCGTCCCAAACACCGCCGGGTTGAGCAACGGATACTCGTCGAGCACGATGCCGTCGAAATACATCCCCCGCATGCGCTCGTAGGCCGCAGCGCCGCCATAGAGCTTGATGATCGCCCCAGTGGGGAGAAGGCAGGCCAATTCCCCCTCGAGGTAACGCGTGCCGGCGATCGGTTCAGTGTACTGTTTTAAGTACGACCAACATAAATCCTTGGTTTGTTCAAACGAAGGACCGACGTATGCATAGCGCGGCGGCGGCCACTTGCGCCCGTTGAGAGACGCTGCCCGAATGAGATGATTCACGAGAGCAACAGTTTTTCCAGCGCGTCGATGAGCACAGACAAAAACCCAGCGCTTCTCGGTCGCATGCAAAGGCCGGAAATGCGCACGTGGCAAGTAAGGCACCACAACTGCGCTGGCGAGATCGGTGTCGCTCAACGCCGTGGAACCGGCTGGAATTGATGAAGTTCGGCTTTCGCTCTCAGATAGGCCTCATGCGCCGCCTCAACGGTCGGGAACATGCCGAGATGGACCCTCTTCCCGTTCAGCCCGAGCAACGCTTGCCATCTTTTTGACCGTGGATCGAAATTGGTTCCTTGGGTGGGAGATCGGATCGTGACGTTCTGCATGTTTTGCTTCTGGTTCGCCTCTCTGAGATTGTCGATCCGGTTGTTTTCCAAATTACCATCGCGATGATCGAGCCCTTTCTCTGGCCAACGATTATGCACAAGCGTCCAAATCAGCCGATGCTTCAGGATGTCGTATTTCACGCCGGCGACGATGACCCGGACCATAATATAACCGTCTGTCCGCCGGTTCCCGGCCTCCTTCCCAGCATAGCGCGCGTTCCACATGCGCCAGTGCCGTAAGGCTGAAAAGTCCGCAGGCGGCCTCCACCGGCGTGTCAAACTTCCCGCCACCGGGTCATAGTCAAACAGGCGACGAAGAAGAGCAATCGGGGGGAGCGGTTTCATACCCAATAACTTAGCCTGATTGAGGCTGGGCGTCATCGGAAAACTTGCCAGATCGGCAAGTTGGCGATAAACGGTCATTGCATGTTTGCGTGGGAGCGGTAACGCTCCAAAACTTGCCGCTCCGGCAAGTCTTGATGAAGGAATCGCACCATGCCGCAAGCCTACTGGATCATCCCCCTCGAAGGCGGGGGCGGACAAATAGACAATTCACTCCCAGGCGGCCGGCCTCCGCATGTCGGCGGCGGCCCGGTCTACCCAGGCGGACATCCGAGCGGCGGCCCGGTCTACCCAGGACACCCCAGCCAGGGCTTGCCCTGGGGTCCCGGTCACCCGAGCCAGGGGCTCCCCGGCGCGCCAGCCTATCCGAGCCAGGGACTGCCCGAGGGCGTCGAGGTTTGGCCCGCGCCGCCCGCCCCCGGAACCAAGCCGGTGGACCCAAGCGAGGGAACGAGCGTCGAAAACCCGATCGCCATCCCGGCCCCGCCCGAGGGCGCCGTCGTCGTGGTCTGGGTCCCCGGCGTCGGCTACCGCTACGCCACAGTCACCCCGGCAGAGCCGACGCCGACCTAGGAGAGAAAACCGACCCCTGTGTGGCCGAACGGGGATCGAACACAGAACAAAAAGTAGTCGGTCAAAAAGTCAATGCCTCTCGAAAGGATATTCGCATCGCTGAAAGAGGGCGGCCCGCCGGATGGCGGTTACGATCCGGCGGACCCCAACAGTTATGCTCAGTATATCGATGCCATTATTAGGGATAGTAGAGACTATGAGGGGAGTGTACTTGCTCCGGCGAGGGACACTTCGCAGAAATACTACTACGGCTACCTGCCAGCATTAAATCCCGACGGGTCTCCCTATACCGACACGCAGATCATCCAGGATCCGAACGCTACCTACGAGCAAATTCTCGGCCACACCCAGGAAAGCGCCAACAAGTCGACCTACGTCTCAACCGACGTTCGCGACGCCGTCATGCTCACCCTGCCGAGCCTCATCCGCCTGTTCGCCGCATCCGAAAACGTCGTCAACCTCGTCCCCCGCACCGAAGCCGACGTCGACGCCGCCGCCCAGCAGACAAACTACATCAATTATGTCTTCTGGCAGGACAACCCAGGCTTCCTGATCCTCCACGGCGCGTTCAAGGACGCCCTGACGGTCAGGACGGGTTTTGTGAAATGGTGGACCGACGACCACAAGGAAAAGCGGCGCAAAAGCTTCGTCAATCTCTCCGGCCCGCAAGTCCAGATGCTGCAGAGCCAGGAGCCGGCCGCCAAACTCGTCCATGTCGGCCAGCAGGACCCCGAAACCGGAACCTACGACGAGGTCGTGTTCGAGTACCTGGTCGATAAACCGGTAATCCGCGTCATGGGCGTGCCGCCCGAGGAAATGCGGCTCGACCGCTACGCCAGAAGCTTCTCAACCTCGCGCATCGTCGGCCACGAACGCGTCGTGCCGATCGATGAACTCACCGCCATGGGCTACGAGCGCGAGCAATGCCTCGATTTCCTGCAATCGCAGGACATCCACAACTTCACCATGGAGAGCCAGCTCAGAAACCCCGGCCGCACCATGTCGACCCGGATCGGCGACGGCGTCCTCTATGGCGAATGGTACATCAAGATCGACCGCGACGGCGATGGCGTCGCGGAGCTCCGCTACATCTGCACCATGGGCGAGGACCACACCATCGTCCATGACGTCGAAGCCAATCGGGTCAAGTTCGCCGTGTTCGGCTGCGACCCAATCTCCCACACCATCGTCGGCGACTCCCTGGCCGATTACGTCCAGGACATCCAGCGCTACAAGACCAACATGATGCGCGGCGTCTTGGATAGTTTAGCCGAAAGCATCAACCCGAAGAGCGCCGTCAACGAACTGGTCGTCGATCTCGACGACGCCCAGAACGACGATAACGGCGCCATCATCCGCGTCCGCGGCAACCCCAGCGACGCCATCTCCTACGTCACCACCCCGTTCGCCGGCCAGCAGGCGCTCCCGATCATCGAACTCATGAATGACGTGTTGCAGCGCCGAACCGGCATGAGCGACGCGGCGAAAGGACTGGACCCGAAGCAACTGCAGTCGTCGACCCAGGTCGGGGTCGAGGCGATCATCAACGGCCAACAGGAGCGCACCGAACTCATCGCCAGAGTCCTGGCGGAAACCGGATTCAAAGATCTTTTTGAAGGCCTCTACAACGAGATCGCCGAGTCTCCCAACCAGCGCCGGACGCTCCGCATCAACGGCAAGTGGACGCCGATCGACACCTCGACCTTCGACGCCAGCATGGGAGTCGAAGTGAACTCGACCCTCGGCAAGGGCTCCGACACCGTCCGCTTCCAGACCCTGCAGATGATCATGGCGAAACAAGAGATGATCATGCAGCAGTTCGGGCCCGGCAATCCGGTGGTCGGCATCCCGCAATACCTCAACACTATCAATGACACGCTGGCGCTCTCCAACATCAAGAACGTCGGCCGCTACTTCATGACCCCGGCGCCCCAGGCGTTGCAGCAGATCGCCGCCGCGCCAAAAGAACCGGACGCCATGACGGTCGCGGCAAAAGCGCAATACGAGAAGGTCAAGTCGGAAACCGCCCAGGCGATGGGCGACCAACAGATCCGGCAGCAAAAGCAGCAACAGGACGACGCCTTCCGCCACGAAAAGCTCCGGCAAGACGCCGAACTCGCTCAACAGAAGCTCGAGATCGAGCGAGCCAAGGTGTTCGTCGGCGCCGGCCCAGAAGGCCCGACCTCGGTCGATCCGATCGAAGCGGCCAAGATCGGCGTCGACATCCACACCGCCCATCTCGATGCGGCGATGCAGGACCAGGATATGCGGATGCGGTTCGCCACCGACCAGGCCAAGATCGCCCAGCAGCGCGAAGCGGCCCAATTGCAGGCCCAGGCCGCGCAACAAGCTGCCCAGCAGAACAATAATGGCGGGGGCGGGTTGTGAACGACCTGTCAGCCAAGAGAGAGCTCGCCATCGAGGCGAAGGAGATCCTCGAAAGCAAGGCGTTCGAGGCGGCCAAGGCGGCCCTGCGCGATCGCCTGGTCAACACCCTCGTCACCACCGCCGCCACCAACGAGCGCAAGCTCGAGCTGGTCGCCCAGATCAAGGTCGTTGACGAGATCGTGGGCCAGCTCAGGGCCCTGATCAACGACTACAACGCCGGCGTGCGCGCCCAAGCCAGGGTCAGCGCCTGATGGCTGAAGGTCTCGACGGCGCCGCGGACCTGTTCCGCCAGGAAATCGCCCCCGGCTCAGACCGGCCCAGAGACGATAGCGGGCGCTTTAGCAGCGTTTCCCAGCGCCCGGAGCCGCTCTTCGAGCCGCGCCCCCTCGAAGGCGATGAAAAGACCGGCGACACCCGCGACGCCGGGGATGACGAGCGCCTGAAGGCGATCGAGAGGAGAGTCGCAGATGGCAGGGCTGAGGAAGGGGACGCCGACGAGCTCGACCGGGTATCGAACGACGCCGCGCGCGCCAGGGATGCTGCCGCCGGCGACGAGCGGGAAAAGCGGGGCGATGGCGAAGACGCCAAAAAGCCCGATGAAGGCGGCGCCAAGGATGGCGACGCCGAAGGCGAAACCGACGAAGACGCCGCGCGCTGGGCGCTAACCCACGACGGCAAGCCAGTCGAGAAGATCGAAATCGACGTCGGCGGCGAAACCAAACAGGTCTCCTTGGCTGAGGTCATCAAGGGCTACGCCGAGCAGGAAACCCTCAACCAGCGCGCCCGCCAGGTTGAAGAGTACGCCCGCACCTTCGAGCAGCAGAGCACGGCGGTCGCCCAGGAAATCGGCCAGGCCCGCCAGACCTATCAGCAGCGGCTCGAATTCATCGGCCGGGTCATGGCCGACCTCTATCCCAAGGAACTCAACCTCGAAGCCGAATACGCCGCCGATCCGCGCGCCGCCCACGAGAAGGAGAAGGTCCACAAATATGTCCGCGGCCGGATGGAGATGGTCGCCGGCGAAATGCAGCGCGAGCAGGCCGAAGCGCGGGCGCAGTACGAGGCGCAGGCCCAGGCGGCCGCCCAGCAGGAAGCGGCCTACGCCGACTGGGGCAAGCAGGAGTTCAAACGAAGAACCGGGATTACCGACACCGCGACGCTGAACAACGAATTTGCCGCGATGCGCAAGGTCGGCCTGGAAATCTACGGCTTCAACGAACAGGAAATCGGGACCGTGTTCGATCCCCGAATGCTGCACGTCCTCCGGGACGCCAGCGAATACCGACGCATGATGGCTAACAAACCCAGACCAGTCATGCATGACAAAGGACGCACATTAGCTCCCGGAAGCGCAAGACCAATCGGCTCAGCGGCCCGCAGAAGCATTGATGACGCTCTCAAAACCCAGGCGCGCACCGGCGGCTCAATCGACGCCACCGCAGCCGTCTTCGAGAGACTTCTCAAATGAATCTGCGAGGCAACAATGGCAAAGGTCACCAATGCCTTCACGACCTATCAGGCGACAGGCAATCGTGAAGATCTATCGAACGCCATCTACAATATCGACCCCTTCGATACGCCGGTCATGTCGGACATCCGAAGGCGCAACGTCAAGAACAGGATCTTCGACTGGCAGACCGAGAACCTGCCGACTGTAGCCCCTGCTTACCCGACCGCCGGCTACAACGCCCAGTTCGAAGGCTTCCAGCTCTCGAACGCCCTGGCCCAGCCGACCATCCGGCAAAACAACGTTACCCAGATCTCCGAACGCGACGCCACCGTGTCAGGCACGCAAGAAGAGGCCGACGCGGCGGGCAAAGGGTCGGAAATGGCGCACCAAATGGCGCTCGCCGCCAAGGTGCTCAAGTCCGACATGGAGACGGCGCTCTGCTCCCGCCAGCCGCGGGTCGACGGCAACGACACCGGGCCAACCGCCCGCATCACCGAAGGCTTCGCCCACTGGGTCGGGCGGGTGGCGACACCCAGAACCGGCCAGGCGGCCGGCGCGGGCGGCGCAGTCGCCGGCGTCGTCACCGGCCTGCCCGTCCTCGCCACCGACGCCTTCGCCGCAGTCGCTGGCGGATCCCAGATCCAGGTCTCGGAAGCCATGCTCGGCGCGGCCATGCAGCAGGCCTACACCAACGGCGCAAGCCCAAGCCTGTGGGTCGTGCCGCCGGGGCCGAAACGCACCATATCCACATTCGTGGGACGTAGCACGACGCAGGTGTTGGTAGGAAAAAATGAGGTGGTCAGCACGATTGATGTGATCGCCACCGACTTCGGCCGCATCAAGGTCGCGCCGTCTCGCTGGGTGCCAACGGATGTAGGCCTCCTGATCGACCGTGACTACGCCGCCGTCGCTTACTTTAGGGCATTTCGCCAGTATCTCATGGCTCGCGTAGGCGATGCGGAGACAAGAATGTTAGTAGTGGAATGGGGCTTAGAGATGAGGAATGCCGCTGCTCACGTGCTCTTCAATGGTGTAAAAGCCTGATACATCGAAATACTGGGGATGGTACTAATGTCAAGGCCGCGCCGCAGCGAATCTGTACTTACTGCAGAGCATCTGCGGCGCGTTCTTCTTTACGATCCGCATACCGGGTTGTGGAAGTGGAAGCAGGGAGGCAAGGGCCGTCCGAAAGAGCCCGATTGGTGGCCAGGGACTGTCACGAGCCAACGGAAATATCTCAGCGTCTCCGTAGGTCGGTTGGCGTACTACGCCCATCGCCTCGCTTTTCTCTACATGACGGGGGAATGGCCGAAGGAGCAAGTCGACCATATCGACGGCGACCGATCAAACAATCGCTGGGCCAATCTACGAGAAGCCACAGGGTCGCAGAACAAATACAACACTGGCCGCCGGGGCCACAACACCAGTGGATTTCGTGGCGTCTACCATCACCGGGATGGTGGTTGGATAGCCCGCATCAAGATTGGCGAGAAGCGCGTCAGTCTTGGCTATTTCGCAACCCCTGAAGAGGCGTCTAGAGCCTACGAGGCAGCCGCCCAAGAGCACTTCGGCGAATACTACCGGAGGCTCCAATGAGCGAGCGCCAGCGCATTTACCGCGATGCTGACGGCATTCGCCGGACCCTGATCTGGGATGATGAAGACCCGGATCAGGTCACCGTCCGCACCCAGCAGGACGTTGAGCCCGTCCTCGACAGCGTCGAGCGCGACCGCGCGATCATGAAGCACGACGGCGTCAACAAGCTTCTCGCCCGCATTCCGATCTCAATCTTCGAGCGCTCGGTGCATGAGGAGTGGGACGACGGCGACTGGGCGCGCTGGCTCAACTCATTCGAAGCCGCGCCATTCCGCATTTGGAGAGGACGGGTGTGATGAAAAAGACCGGCACATTCCACGGCAAGTCGAACAAGCTAGGCCATGGCGGGCGCGCGGCGCAGCTGAAAGCGCAGGGCGTGCCAGGCGGGGTCATAGGCGAGCTTGCCCGCAAGGCGCAGGCGGCGCCGGGACAGAAGAACTACCACCCCTCCAGGGGAGGCAAATACGGCAAATGACCCAGCTCGGCGTCGAGACAATCAGCGCGCTCAAGACGAGCCCGCTTCTGCTCGTCGTCGTCGTCCTCAACGCGGGAATGATTTTCGCCCTTCTGTATATCGCCAACGTGCAGCGGGAGGAGCGGCAGACGCTGACGAGGTACGTGGTCGAGAATTGCGGGAGGGCGGCGCCATGACAGGACCAATCCCCTCCGGGCCTATCGACCGCAAGGCCTTCTTCGACAGCATCCGCGAGAGCCTGTTCAACGGCGTCCTCTCCCAGCGCCAGGTTGATGGCATGAACTACCTCCTCGATGTTTGGGAGAAGTTATTCCGCGACCAGGATATTCGCTGGCTAGCCTACGCGCTGGCGACGACCTTTCATGAAACCGCCTACAACATGCGGCCTCTCGAGGAATACGGGAAGGGCTCTGGCCAGCCCTATGGCGTGACGACTGGCCCTTATGAGCAGGCCTACTACGGTCGTGGCCACGTCCAGCTCACCTGGATGGAAAATTACCAGAAGGCAGAGAACTTCCTGGCCGCCCGCTACGCTGCCGAAGTCCCTCTGCACCAGTATCCGCACCGCATGTTGGAAGACGAGCCATCGGCGTTGGTCCTTTTCGACGGCATGATCTGGGGCTGGTTCACCGGCGTGAAGCTCTCGGACTATTTCAATGAGGCCGAGGAAGACCCGGTGAACGCGCGCAAGATCGTCAATGGCCTCGACAAGGCCGAGACGATCGCGGGTTACTACCGGGCGTTCAAGGAGGCCCTCGCATGATCGGCGCGCTTCTGACCCTCATCATCTACATCATCGTCTTCGGACTGATTTGGTGGCTCGTCACCTACCTCTTGGGCCTGTTTCCCCTCCCAGAACCGGCTCCTCGGGTGATCCAGGCAATCCTGGCCGTCGTCTTGGTCCTCTTTTTGATCGGTGTGCTGATGCAGGCCCTCGGCGTCGCCGAGGTAGGCCTGCCGGTCTGGCGGTTGAGATGAGCTGGTTCCTCATCGTCCTGCTGCATGGAACGAACTGCCCCAGCAAGTGTGAGCCGGTCCCGGCGGTGACCATCCAGATGCCGTCGCAGGACATCTGCGTGCAGATCAAACAGTTGAACCCCGATCAGCCGCTCGACTGCTGGGGGAAGCCGAAATGACCGATTACTCAGACTTGAAAACTCAAATTGCCGAGTATGCGAACCGGCAAGACTGGTCGGACACGCTCGTCAGCGGTTTCGTCCGCCATGCTGAGCAGAAGTTTAACGCCGAGCTGCGCGTGGCGCAGATGATCAAGACGGCGATCAACCTCATCAACTGCCGTTGCGCCGCGCTGCCTGACGACTGGCTGAAAATGGATCTCGTCAAGATCCAGAACGACAACGGCGCCGACGGCTTCCTGCCCATCCGATACAAGGCGCGCGACGAGTTCTTCAACCTCACCGACAACTGGGCCTATGGATACTATACCATCGAGGGAAACGATATTTTCATCGGCGGGACGCCCGATGCGATCAACGGCCAGACGGTGAAAATCGCCTATTACGGCGAAGTCCCGGTCTTCTCCGACACTCAGGACAGTTGGATCTACACCAAGTATCCGTCGCTCTACCTCTACGCCTCGCTGATGCACGCCGATCTTCATGCCGTGGGTGAAGAGGATAAGGCCGGGCTGATGAAACAACTGACGGAAGACATGATCGCGAAACTGAACGCCGCGCACCTTACCTCGAAGGCGAGCGGCTCGCGCGTCACGCGCTCAAGAGTGAGGTCATTCGGATGAAGCATCTCTTCTTCGTTCTGGCTCTAGTGTTTGTTACGTCGGCGCACGGCCAGGCGCTTGTCGTCAGCGCATGCGGCGCGGGGGCGTACCCTGTCGGTCAACTGCATCAGTTGACCATGAACCCCGCCGGCTACCTCTGCGTGTCGACGACGACGCTGCTGGGGACGGCCACAGAAGGCCAGGGACCGCCATCGGTTGCGCCTAAGGCGACTGAGCCTCCGAAACTGCAGAAGCCGCTGGCGCTCCCTCCAGAGCCCGCCAAATGAGGTTTTTGGCTGTCATCTTCTTTTTCCTGGCCACGGCGCCGGCGCATGCGCAGGGGCAAAGCCAGGGCATGTCGCAAGCCTTGGTGGTTAGTTCATGCGGCGGCGGGGCGGCGACGAACGGCTCGCTGACCCAGTTAACGATGGATACGACCGGGCGGCTCTGCCAGAGCGGCATTGGTTCTAACGTCTGTTCCCAGGCGACGAATTACCTGGCGCGCACGGTGGGCGCCAACGAAGGAGGCAATGCGGTCAATATCACCGCTCTGATTTGCGGGTTGGTGACGGACGGGGTGTGGGCGAAACTGGATGCGTTTTATGTGCTGGCGCAGCAGAACGCCACTGATAGTTTTTTGAACTTAATTGGAACGGGCTATACGATTACAAATGCTGGTGTGATAGCGACATTCACGCCGTATGTTGGCTACGCGGGGTTTGCCGGTAATGGCTTAGATACCGGGTTCAACTCAACAACCGCCTCAAGTCCTCATTATACCACAAATTCTGCAAGTTTTGGTGTTTGGGTTTATGCCGATGTTTCTGGGTCAGGAACTCAGATAGGCAGCGGGGCTAATTCCCATATATATAGTGATTATCCAGGATTTTATGCGCGCGTTAATAATAGTAGCGTTACGTCTGTGGCGAGTTCTGTGGTACATGGGGTATATGCGGGAGATAGGCCAGACGCGTCGAATGTATATCCCTATCTGAACGGCGTGTCGGCTGGGCCGCTATCCTTCGCCGCGACGACAAATGATAACTCTAATTTTCTTATTGGATACGCGGTCGGGCAGGTATTTAGCACAGAAACTATAAGCGCCGCCTTTATTGGCGCCTCTCTTGGCGCAACGCTTGAACTCGCTCTCTACAATCGTCTCCGCACCTACATGACCGCAGTGGGGGCGCCATGACCGGTCTGCTCGTCTTTAATCAATGGACGCCGGTCGACGGATGCTCGTCTGGAAGCGGCGGCGGAGCTGGTGGCGGCGGAACAGGAGGGGATGCTCTGTTGCCTTTCTCCGAGCCTGTCGCAGTCTCCAGCGTCAACGCACTCGCGCCTCTGTCGCAGACGCCGTGGCCTAATCCAATCACGATCATGGTCAATGGGCGTGGGTTCTTCAACGTCGGATCGCCGCCTGATTTCTCGGTTTCCGGCAGCGCCGTCACCTGGCTCAGTACGGAATACTCGGTTTCGCCTGGCGATGACGTGGTCGCCATTTACTACTATGTCGCGTGAGACGAGCATGATCCGCAGGATGCTATTCAGCCTGGTGTTTGGACTGGCGGCGGGCTGCGCCGTCGCCCAGACAGCGCCGTCGTCTGCCGACGTTGGTGTCTCCAAGGGAACGCCCGACGTCTTCAAGCTCAAAGGCCACGACAACGCCTGGACGCCATTCGGCTCGATCGATCCTTCGACCCATATTTTCATTCCTGGCACGAACGGCGCGATTGCGCCCAACGACTGCGTGAAGTGGGGACCGGGACTGACCAGCGCGGGCGCGGCCTGCAACAGCGTCACCGGCGGCGCTCACCCGGCAAACCAGCTCACGATTTATACCTCGCACGCCGGCCTGGTGGCGAATGTGACGACGCCAACCGAGGCGTGGACTGTCACGCAGCAGGGCTTTTACGCGCCAGGTGACGGCGGCGACGCAACTTACCAGTGGAACGCCACGTCCACTTGCACCGCCGACGGTTTGATGTGCGTGCTGCCAGTCGGCCAGTCGTCGGCAGTTGCAGGCCGGTATCTCTTGAGCTTGGGTCAGGGCGGAGCTCTCAACCTCAAGCAGATCGGAATGCGGGACGACGGGACTGACAATGCTCCTCTCGTCTATACCCTGAACACCATCCTTACAAAATTCGCAACCTTGCCGATTAATTTTCCCGCGGATACGCGATACCCGACGGCCAATTATTGGTTTAGCCAGTCGCTGGAGTTCACAAATTCGACCTCGATCACTTGCGCGGACGGCGCTCGCGTTTGGGGGGCTCCTTCTGTCAGTCTTGTTTTCGGGCCTGGGGTATCCGGAGTGCGCCTCGATGACTACGGTGAGCCGGGATATAACCTGATCGGCCCTGGAGCTTATTCAGCAAGCCTTAGCGGATGCAACATTATAAATGTGGGAGCCGTGGGCGGAACTTCGACGAACGGAAGCACGGCGGTCGCCAATT